CTTCGTGATACCCCGAACGGTGCGCGCCTGACGTTCCGCCGCGTCCCAGCGTTCGAGGGCCGTGTAGATCGCGTCCAGCACGGCCTCCGTCCGCGTCATTCCGGCTCTCCCGCTGTCGGCGCTTGGATGCACCCACAGGTCGGCGTATGACGATCACCGTGCTTACCGTCAGGTCCGGTCGGGCGCTGGCGTTCGCAGTCGTCGATGAGCCTTTGCAGCCGGTCCATGTGCTCACGCCGTCGCCCTGCGTCTAATGGCGAGTTGCCGATGCGGTTCTGCGCCACGGAAAGCGTCTCCCGCAGCATCTTGATCGAGTCGGGCACGGTCAGGGTCGTCGCCCGCAGTCCCGGCGTCTCGGTCGGAGGGGGTGAGAGGCGGACGGAACGCAACCGCGTGGCAAGTTCCCCGATGGCCTCGTCGATCGCGTCGGGCCGGGCCTTCATCAGCCACAGACCGACGAGTGACCGCGCCGCACCGATCGCTTCCTCGATGGGGAGCAGTCCCGGCGTCTCGGTCGGAGACTCGGAGGGGAGGACGGCATCGAGGGGTTCCGCTGTCTCCGGGTTCAGGGGCGTTGTCGGCTCAGACATTGCGGGCCGCCCGAACAGCATCGGTCACCGGCGCGAGCGCCCGGCCAACGACTTCCTCGATGTCGGCCTTCGTGGTGACCAGGCGCATCGTGTACCCGTAGCGATCGCCCGTGCAGGCGCACCGCGGCCAGCCCGACGCAAGGCACCGGGCAAAGCCCACCCGCTCCTCACGGCCACAGTTATCGCATCGAAAAAAGCCCGTCACGTCATGAACGGCTGCACCGACGGCGTTGAAGGCAGCCCGCAATCCGGGGACTGCGGCACGGTCCCGGTCGAGGCGGAGTCCGGCGTCGTAGAGCGTCGTCGCATCCTCGATGTGGCCCGCGTGGTGGTGAACGTCATCACCGCTGCTACCGATCGCCGTGTTGTGCAGAACCACCGCAATGCGGTCGATCTCCGCGTCTCGGGGTTCCATTGTCTCCGGGTTCATGCTGCCTCCGTGGGGGGTTCCGGTGATACCGCAGGCATGGCGAGGAACTCATCGAGGTCGATGTCCGGTGCCACGCTGAGCATGTTCGCCGCGTGCGCCCATCGCCGGTCGAGCCGGTGAGCCGTCCCAGCCACACATCTGCTGGCAGACCGCCTCAGTCCACGGCGAAAACTCCGTCGCGGTCAGGTCGCTCGGCGCTTGGACTGCGGCGGCGTCGAGAAACCCGCCCATGACTAGCGGGAGCGGCACGACCTTGCCCTCGGGCCGATCGAACTCGTCCCGGTCGGCTGGGTACTTACGCATTGGTAGCCTCCTTATCAGCCAGCCAGTCGATCAGTCGAAGCGTCACGTCCATCGTGAACGTCTGCCGCCCGCCGAGGAAGTTGGCGATGCTCGTGCGTTGCGTCCCGATCGCCTCGGCCACGTCGGAGTGCGTGAAGGCCCGGCTCGGGCGAACGATCTTCCCGACCCCACGACACGTTGGGCACTCGACCTCGGCTTGCACCGCCACGCCGCTCGACAGCACCGCCCGCAACCGTTCTCTGAGGTCGTCGGGTGTCACCGGCCCTCTCCATTGCGCTTCATTGCGGCGAACCTCAGAGCGAGCACGCGCCTGTAGAGGTCCATCCGGTAGACGCTGCTCGCATCATCCGGCCCGACGCCCCGAGCCGCGGCCTCCTCCATGCGGTCGTTGAGCATGTCGAGGAACAACGTCCAGTCGTTCGCGGTCAGCGTGAGCGACCGCGCGATGGTCACCTCCTCGGAGTACGCCTTCGCGACTGCCTCGGCGTAGGCGTGATTGCCAGCGAGGGGTTCGGTGTCGGCCGTCGCCATCGCCCGTTCGAGCCGGTCAACGTCGATGTCGATCCGCACGACGGGAGGAACGTCGGGCTCGTGCAGATACGGGTCCGGGCACGGCGTGACCCATGTCCCCGGTTCGCCCAGCCGCCTTGTCGCGTTCACGATCATCGGTCAACCTCCGCTGTCGCGGCGAACGCGCCGCTCGCGAACACCATCACGAGGCACAGGCCGCCCAGCGGGGTCCAGCCGTGCGGCATAGCGAGGACGCTGAGGGCGGCGAACGTCCACATGCCGAGCAGGCCGCCGAGCCGCGCCTTCACGGCGCTACTCGACTGGTGCCGGGGTAGACCTCGGGCTGCCAGATGATGTCGATGCCCGTCGCAGCGGCCATTCGGTCGAAGCAGGCGAGGCAGAACAGGCCCGACGCGGCCTCCACGCGGCCCGAACCGTCGCTCCAAGGCTTGCCCGAACGTCCAGTGACGCGAGCGTAGAGATCATCGCGGGCGTGCCAGAGCAGGTACGGGCGTCCACACTCTTGGCACGTCTCGCCGTCGTGGCCGCGAACGTAGGCGTCCCACAACTCGCGCAACCCAGCGACGACCTTCCCTCGACGGAAGAACCAGCCCGACCAGCGCCAGCCGTGCCTCGCTGCGTACAGGCGGCTCATTCTGGACTCTCCCTCTGCGGCTCGGAGGTTCGAGGTTTGTGGGGTCCGGCAGGTTCGGTCGTGTGCATCTCTGAGTCCTCCGGGGTTCGCAGATCAACGTGAACGTGGCCGCAGTCAGGACAGGTGACGTAACCCGTAGCAGGGGCAGGGAGGGACGGCGAGAGCGTCCTCCATCTCGTGAAAGTCCGCGCGGCGCACGAGGTAATAGTCCTCGTACTCGTCGGGCCGGACGGCGTTCGCGCTCATTCGTTCCAGCACTTCGCGTAGCTCGCTCACATCGAAGCGCGGTTCCGATGCGGGCTCCCCGGACTCGATCAGCGCCCCGGAGCGGTATGCGTTGACGAGTTCAGCTTCGACCCGCGACACAGCTTTCGGCAGGTCGCATGAGCACGGTGCGTCCGGCGACCCGATCGCCTTCCAGCGCGGGCACTCCGGGTCATGGAAGTCCCGGTTGTCGAGCAGCCGCTTCCCGGCCTGCGTCGTTGGGGTCCGGTCAGTCATGGAGCACGATCCAGCCGAGTACAAACCCCACGACCAGTCCGAAGACGTAGCCGATCACCGCGTCAACGCTCATCGGTCCTCCTCGTACTCTCGAATGGCGGTCAGCGCGGCGTCGGTCAGGTGGCGGGCGAGGGCTGAGCGGCGCGGCGTCACGATCCGATCGCCGTTCGGCAGACGGTCCACGCGGCGCACGTTGGCCTTCGTGATACCCCGAACGGTGCGCGCCTGACGTTCCGCCGCGTCCCAGCGTTCGAGGGCCGTGTAGATCGCGTCCAGCACGGCCTCCGTCCGCGTCATTCCGGCTCTCCCGCTGTCGGCGCTTGGACTGCGGCGGGAACGATGGTTTGTGTTTTGGGGTCCCAATCGCCGGGGCCAACCGTTTCGTCGGGGAAGTGGAACACCGTCTTGGCGTTGCCGCTCGTGACACCCGTTCCGGCCGCTGCATCGGTCAGGCTCGGTGCTTGGACTGCGGCCTGCTCCGGATGCTGCTCGCCGCAAATCACGCATTGCCAGTCGTGGATATGGTCGGGGACTGCGGCACGGTCCTCGGATGCGGCGAGAGCGGCCTCCATGTCGCGGATAGCGATGGCGTATTCGCAGGCGTGGTCGTTCGGGCCGTGCTCGGCCTTCATCCGCTCCAGCGCAGCCCGCAATCCGGGGACTGCGGCACGGTCCCGGTCGAGGCGGAGTCCGGCGTCGTAGAGGATCGGCGCGTTGTGCTTGATCCCGTATGGCGCAAAGAACGGGCTGTAGATGTCACTGTTCTCGGCCAGCGACCGCAGCACCGCCGCGATCCGTTCGATCTCCGCGTCTCGGGGTTCCGCTGTCTCCAGGTTCATGCGCTGCCTCCACGGGGGGGTTCCGGTGATACCGCAGGCATGGCGAGGAACTCATCGAGGTCGATGTCCGGTGCCACGCTGAGCATGTTCGCCGCGTGCGCCCATCGCCGGTCGAGCCGGTGATATGCCGCGTCCATGCCGTCCTTCGCCCGGACGAGCTGGTCGATCGCGTGCGGCGCGGGTAAGGGTTCCGGTGATACCGACTCCCCGAGAGCGGCGGCCTCAGAGAGCGCGTCGTTGAAGCCCTTGCGATACGCCTCGTCAAGGGCTTCCTTCGCGGCCTCAGCCAACTCATCACAGCGCGTCGTCATCGGAGCACCGTCTCGGGGTATGCGGCGTCGGGGATGACGAGCTTCACGCCGAGTTCGTCTAGGACTGCGATGAGACCCTTGGCTGACGCCTTGCGCCAGTTCTTGTGTTCTCGGCGTCCGGCTTCACGAGCGGCGAGCTCCACGAGCAGCATCCCGGACTCGATCAGCGCCCGAACCACAACGCTCGTCAACTCATCCAGCCCCGCCGGATCGCGGTGTGAGAGCAAGCACGAGTCGTAGTGCTCGTCCAGCGCCGCCCGTACCGCCTCACTGAGCGCCCGTACCTCAGACATGGGTAGTCTCGTGACGAAAGACGTGCTTGCCGTGGCCCATGCGCTCGTCCGGGCCGGGGTGGATCGGGTTGCTCTCGGGGAGGCCGCACGGCTCGCTGTAGGCATGGGCGAACGTACAGAGCAGCTGGGCCGCCGGAACGTCGTTGCCATAGGCGGCGGCGATGCTCCGGGCGAGGATCATGTGCGGGCCATCCTCTGGCGAGCAGGACTTCCGGTCGAACCGGCGCGAGTAGTCGCAGTCCACGTTCGCCTCGTGCAGCGCCCGCGCCAACCGCGCCTCGTCAATGCTCATCGTCCCTCCTCTGAGCGCCCGTACCGCAGATGGTCATGCGATGAACGGGCTGGAGATGCGTTCACAGGTTCGGCCTCCTTCGTCATATGGCCCGGTATTCCGTCTCGGTCCACTCCTCATAGCCCACGATGCCTCGTGAGAGGCGGGGGTGGAGCGTGATCGTCACCGGGCCGTGGCAGGTCGGGCAAGCGTCCGCGAACTCACGAGCCCCTAGCCAGTCCTTCGCGGCGTCCGCTAGCCGTTCCTCGATGTCCGGCTCGCCGTGCGAGTCAAGCCATATGCGGAGTGCCTCGGCAAGAGAGATTGTCGGGTTCGTGCTCATCGCGGCTCCTTCTCGGGTTCCGGTGATAGAGCAGGGGCAGGGAGGGAAGCGGCGAGTGGCGCACGGACCCACGCCTTAGTCGCCGTGTCGTAGACCTCGGAAGGCGGGAGGCTCAGGTACGTCGTCACGATCGCGTCCTGCGCGTGGTACGCGATCCGAGCCGCCGCCAGGTCGATGCGCTTCAGCGTTTCCCAGATCGCGGACCCGAGCCTCTGCGCGTCGATCGTCGATCCCGGTTCCGATGCGGGCTCCCCAGCCTCAACCAGCTCCCCGGAGCGGTATGCGTTGACGAGGGCCACGATGAAGGCGGCGTCGGCGATAGCCCGACCACGATCGAGTCTCCGGTGCGGGAACCGTGCGCGCCATTCTCCGGGCGTGTCGTCGTAGTGCGACTCGGCGATCTCCTGGGCGTACCGCGTCCGGTCCTCCTCCGGGTCGCTCGCCCCGCCCACCGAGAGATTCGCCTGATCGGCCGGTACGATCTTCAGCGGCCAGTACCGCAGGACGGCCCACGGTCCCGGTGTGGCGGCGGACGACAGCGCCCGTACCTCAGACATGGGTGAGCCTTCCGTGGACGATGAACCGGCCCGGATGCCGCTGGACCATGACGAACCCGATGGGCGACTGCACGCTCACTCCTGCCCAGCCCTCGGCATGGACGGTCGCCATGAACCGGAGCCGACCGATCTTCGCCTTGCAGGACCGCCACTCGGCCCCGGCCTTCGATCGGTGAAACGAAACAGGAGGCTCACTGAGCGCCCGTACCGACTCACTCACGACTTGCTCCATTCGCCGTGCTCGATGTAGCCGTGCCACGTCTTGCCGAATGCGCCGGAGAGCAGGATCGAGTTGCTGGACCCGTCGCCGGGGCGGACGCTGATCGTGCCGTCGTCCTCCTCGCGGACGAACACGCGGAGTGCGTCCTCGAAGTCGGCGAGCGCATCGAGTTTGCCGGGTGCTCGTGCGTAGAGCGAACGGCCGTTGGCGAGCGTGACCATCAGGCCCGCGTCACCATTCGACCAGCCGGACCACGCAATCTCCTTGACGGGCGAACCGACGTACCGGGCGAAACGATCTGCGAGGTCACGCTGACTCTGTTCGATGCCAGCGGCTACCGCGTCGCCGAACTCCTGAAACGCCCGGACCACGTCGCTCATCCTCTCTCCTCTACCTGTTCGGGGAGCGTCATCACTAACCCCACAGTTCGTAACACTGAACACATCCAGGCGTTGGATCGACGTGAGCGTGTTCGGGGCCAGTCCGTTCAACCTCCAGCAGGTGTTCCCGCATCGCTCGGCGGTTCTTGGCGTCGGTGCACCAGACGTAGCCGGCGCGCATCCCCGGTTCGGTGTGGCCTTCGCAAAGCGTCCCCAGGAGCTCGCCACGCTTCCCCATCCGCTGCTCGATCTTCACGTGCTCGATCCGAAGTCGACCCCAGCAGTCAGCAGCGGAGCCGCCGAGTCGTGGTGCCAAGCAGCCGCCATCTCGAGCGAAAACCCGGATGGCGTCGACTGCCTCTACGCGGTCGGTTCGCGGCTTGCGGCGGATCGGTGCGCGGCGCGCGAGCGTCATGCCTGACCGCCGTGCTGCGCGAGCTTGATCGCGGCGAGTCGCGCCTGTCCGGGCAACGCCCACCAGCGGGACTCCTCGATCGCCATCGTGTGGCGGGCTTTCAGCATCGCGATCAGATCGAGGGGCGCGTAGTCGCACCAGCCGCACGTCAGCGGGTGGAGCTGGACGACGCTGACTCGGAGCGAGTGAACCTCGGGCAATCCGGGCTGACGGGCGAGGAAGCATATCCCCATCGCCTGAGCCTCGGCCATCGTCGGCTGGTAGTTCATGACCGCATCGCCTTCGCTTCTGCCGTGTATTCGCGGGCGATCCGATCGGCTTCCTCTTGCGTGATCTCGACCGGAGTCGGAAGGAACTTCACGGGTCGACGCTTCTCCTCGATGCGGCGCTGTTCGTCGGCACGCTCGGCCCTCTCGGCGCGATGCTCCTGGACTGCCAGTTCGGCGGCGATCGCTCGGAGGTAGTCGGGCACGCTCCGATCCTCCATCGCTACAGCGGCGATCCGCTGCGCCACGTTCGCCTCCCCGAACCGGGCGGTGAGTTCGTTCAGCCACGTCCTGAGCTTCGGCCCCGGCACGTCGCCCGTTCTGGCGTGGAACGCTTCGAAAGCGTCGGGCGGTCCTACTTCTCCTACCGTTCCTACCTGTCCTAGCGTCCTACCTATCCTAGAACCCTTCTCACTCTCACTCTGTGAGTCTGACTGAGCCTTACTAGGTGTGACTGCGGGCGACTGACCCCTACTCCGACGTGCGTACTCTGCCTGAGTCGCACGGCCTTGGAGTGCAGAACCGACCCACTTCTCGAACGTCGCGGCTGGCACCATCCCATCGGCGTCAAGGAGTTCGGCGGTCGTCAGGGCCGCGAGCGCATCCGCCTCGATGCCCCGGACGATGGAGCTGATCGCGTGCCGTTCGCACGTCCTCCAGGTATCTGCCACGAGCCGGAGGTAGCAGAACCCGGCGTAGCCGAACTCGATCGGATCAGGGAGAAGATCCCGGAGGTGGAGGAACTTCGGGTCAGCGAGGAACCCGGTATCCCAATCCATTCGGGGGAAGCCTGTGCGGGTGGACATGTTCATGGCCTCTAGTCCGCGATCCCAAGCCGGGATCAGGCTGCGGGGGAGACTTCGGGGACTAGTCCGAAGCCTCCGCACCGCCCGCTTGTCGGGGCGAGCCCGACCGCATTCATGGTACGCCTGCGCTCACGGCGGCGTCTACCGGATTCGCGCCATTGCGTGCGCCGAACATCGCTCACCGACGACCGGAGCCGCCCGCCCGGTTCACCGTTGCAGCAGCCCTCAGCTCGCATCTGTTCCGCGAAGTAGGCCGGACAATCGACGCACGGTGACGGAGCTCGATGGCCGGTCAGCATGGCGTTCGCCGCGGCCCACGCCGCGTTCTCCTGGTCGGTCATGCACGGTCGGGGGGTCATCGGTTCGCCAGTTCGAGGAGAACATCGGCGTGGCAGGGCTGGTCGAGCGGGCACCAACACGCGAGGTCGCGGCCCCGGAGATCAGCCGTAGCGGTATCGGTTCGCCTCGCCGCTCGCTGCATCCAGGTGTGCAGTCGGTGCGCCTCTCCGACTAGCTCGTCCGGTTCGAAGGGCGCGAACAGGGTGGGCGTCCAGTACCCGGCCAGGGCGTTGGCGAACAGCGCCACGGCCCGCGCTCGCCCGAACTGCATCCAGTCGAAGGGGTTGCCCCACCACGCCGGTCGCCCGACGTACACCGCGCTCTCCGGCATCCGCCAGCCCTTCGTCCGTTTTCGTTGGATGCGTCGGGGGGTCATCTAGCGGTACTCCTGGAGTGTCAACCGACTAACCCGAGGACTTCCTGTGAGCAGCGTTGGGCGGCGATCTCGCAGTAGCGTTCTTCGATTTCGATACCGATGGCGCGGCGGCCGGTCTGCTTCGCGGCCACCAGAGTCGTGCCGGAACCCGCGTAGGGGTCGAGCACGACGCCCGGCTTCGAGTAACGCTCGATGAGGATGCGCATGAGGCCGACCGGCTTCTGGGTCGGGTGCAGGAACGGTTCGCCCTGACGCGATGCACCGTCCCATTCCAGCGCGATCTTCTCGACGTGCCCGAGCACGTTTGTCCACGCCAGTTCAGCGTGCGAGTAGATGAACCCTTCGCGGATGCCGCGAGGCGTCTTGTCCCAGACGAGCCAGCCGCCGGATGGCGGGAGTCGGTCGGCGTAGTGGTTCGCCCCGAACAGGATCGTCGGAACTCGCCAGTCGAGCAGGTGGGTCGGGTCGAAAGGCTCCCGATCCCCGGTCACACGAGACCCGCGCTCCCACCTCGCCGGACCGCTAACCCGGCCATCCCTCGCAGGCTGATAGTCGATGCCGTAGGGCGGGTCGGTCAGCAGCATCCCGATGTCAGAGACGGCAAGGCCGATCCCCTCCCCCACCTCCCGGCAATCTCCGTGGTAGATCGTCACGAGATCGTCCTGGTAGTAGGGCGTCACGCCACACCAAACAGCGTCAGGTCCGTCCGCGCCTTCATTCTTCGAAGGGTCTTCCGAAGACTCCGGTTCCCGGCGTAGATCGTGACAAGCCGTCGCCGTCGTGCTTCGAGGTACGCGGAGAGCTCTTCCGGGTCGTTGGTGAGCCGGACTCCATGAGCGTCTGCGATGACGGGGTTGCCGGCCAGTCTCAGGGACTCGATCGCGGCTTCGACTTCTCGCCTCGGGACCTGTAAGAGCCGGCGCAACTCCTCGATGGTCCACGTCTGCCCGGAGAGGACCAGAGTGTGGAGGAGGCGGTTGTCGGTGGTCATCGATAGATCTCGTCGATGACCGCGCTGGCCTCCTCGGAATAGGCGGGGGGGCGTGTCGCGTCGTTGCGCGGGTAGACGAAGTCGAAGATCAGCCCATCGCGGCGAACCTCGAACCTGTAGCCGCGCTCGTACTCGCTCACGGTACAGCCGCAATGGCGAGGTCGAGCTGCGCCTGGTCCTCAGCACTGACCTCGACCGGCAGGACGATGTCCGCGTTCTCGAACCGATCGACGTGGAGCCGGTACCACGAGCCCTGCTTGCCTCGGACGTTGTAGAGGATGCCGCTCACGGTGGCGGCTGTTCCGAGGAGCTTCAGCGGGTCCGGGTAGGCGAGCAGGAGTGCCGAGCCGATCGGACCTTCGGTGATGACCTGCGGGATCGCCTTGTCGCCGTCGATCTCGAGCCGGAACCCGATCGCGTGGCCGTCCGGCGTCTCCCGCGCCACGAGCTGGTACGCATCGGGGCCGCCCTTGCGGATGATCCCGCGCCTCGACACGCGCCCGGTCAGCAGTTCCGTCTCGCCGCTAGCGTCCGGCGCCGGGTCAGGCTGATCGCCCTTCGGCCCGTCCTGCTTGTTGGCGACTTCCTGTGCCGAGGCGATGGAGCGGTCCACGAGGATGCCCAGCGCGGCGATGGCGCGGCCCCACGCGCTCGTCTCGGCGTTCTCCACTTCGCTGCCCTTAGTGTACGGGGTCGTACCTGGAAGCTCCATCCATGATGTCCCAACGCCCGGAAGGGTGTCGTCAGGCGTCCGGTATGCGTAGGCGGTGACCATGACCCGTTGCTTGTTGGCTGGATCGGTCAGCATCTCCACGGCATGGGTGACGAGCCGCCCATTCGCGTACAGCTCGTAGAACAGGTTGATCCGGTCCTTGACCTCGACGTAGTCGCCAAGGTCGAACTTCTTGTCAGGCATTACAGCAGCCCCGACTGGTGCGCGATCATCAGGATGTCCTCCGGTGTCCAGCCGTCTGCGACTTCCCAGGTGGGGTGCCCCTCGTCATCTTCGTCGCCGGTCAGGGTCATCGACGCTCCGCACGCCTTGCACGTCCCGACGAACCCCACCGGCCAGGAGTCCCACGGACGCTCCTCGATGAGGCGCTCGGAGTCGATAACGTCTTCGTGGTCGCAGTCGTTGTCAGGCACTGAACACCACCCTCTTTCCCTCGACGAGATCGCCGTGGATCTGGCAGTACGCCGACCCCGCAACTGGCGATCGGTCGCACTCCCCCTGCCACCACGCACAAGGCGGATACAGGATGTTCGACAGCCGTGCCTCGACACGAGAGAGAACCTGGAAGGCCACGAGCGCCGCGGCTCGTTCCTCTGCCGGTGCGTTGGTTTCCTCGAGCCGGCGCCACGTCGTAGCGGCCTCTGCGCTCTTGTCTCCGATCGCCCCGAGCGTGAGGATCGCCTCGCCGGGATTCAGTTCTAGGTTCACTTCGCGGCCTCCACCATGATCCGGCAGATGGCTTGGAGGGGAACGTCCGCCGCCGACGCCGCCGACCACGCCGCCGCCGCCGCCGACTCTGTTCCTTCGGTCTCGCAGCGAAGCGCCGCAGCGATGAGCGCGGGAGCGGAGGCCTAGATCAGTTCAGCGATACGCCGCAGCGTTGGCGGAAGGATCTGCCGGATCGTCTGTTCGGCGACTTCCTTGGCCCATGCCTGACGCTTCTCGGGAGTCCATTCCTGGAACGCGAGGATGACCGGGCCGACCGTGACCATCGAGGCAGTCCGAACTTCGTCAGAGGACCAGCGTGCGTCGTTCAGGGCGCGCAGGTCGAGGTCGAACCCGCCATCGCCCCACTCGCGCCCGAGGTACACATTCAGCGCCTCGTTGACGCAAGCGTGGCCGTTCGGGTCGTGCGCCCCCTTGTAGAGCTTGCCGCCGAACCGCTGCTCGACGAACGTCTCGAAGTCCACCGTCTCAGTTGTCATTCCCATCCCCTCGGTTCCCCTACATGCTCATCCAAACGACTTCACTCCGGGTACGTGGGCCTCGATGAACGCCAAGGTGTACGTCAGGCCGACCAGGAAGAAGCACAGCGCGCCCACCGCAAACAGCACGAAGGCCGCGCCACCGTCGCCGGGGGTCACGCCGCGCTCCGGTCCGTGAAGTCCTTGGCGACCAGTCGGCGCAGCCACTCGGGCCGGTTGTCGACCTGCTCGACGGGTTCGCGGGGCAGCCACCGCATCCGGTGGGCCTCGCAGCGAGACTGGTCCGGGAGGGCTGCGCGGCGGCAGTCCGGGAAGCGGCAGGTCACGGTACGTCCCTCCGGTGTTCCGCCGCGTAGCGGGTCACCTCATCGTCAGCGACGAACCAGTTGCGGCCCATCTTGTGGGCGCGCAGCTTGCGGTTCTTGATCTGCTGCCGAAGGGTCTTAGGCGAGAGCCCCAGGCTCTTGGCTGCTTCGCTGATCGTCATGGGCCTAACCTACGCTATTGACCTAGGCGTGTCAAGAGGGTACCTTTGCCGCCCCACCGATAGGAGAGCGAGGACATGGCAACCGGCATCAACGTATCCAGGTGCATCCACGGACTGACGCTGACGATCTTGGCACCTGATCCCACCATCGTCACCGAGCTGGTCGCGGCGCTTCCGTGCGGCTGCACCATCAACGGGAGCGGCATCATCCGGGCCGAGCCGGAGCGCGCGCCGGTGCCAACCCCCCGTGCGCCCAAGCCGTCCATGTTCAATCGCGGCACGAAGCCCGCCGACTTCACGTCAAAGGGCTCGAGGGCGTCCTAGACACCAAGAAGCCCCGCCGAAGCGGGGCTACAAGGCTGGAGGCAGGATTCCTGTCTACCTGCACGAGCCCGAGCGTCCTACAGCAAAGGACGAGCCCGATTCACCGTTGCTGGCTAGGCGATCCATTCAGGCTTGCCAGCCTTCCGGCAACTGCCCAAGGCCGCTCATCGCGTCGCCTCGCTGGTCGCCGTTTACTTGGACCCGGTGCTACGTTGCCCCCGGATTAGAGGGGTATTCCGTCATCTCCATGTTCTCGCCCGCTAAGGCTCGAACTACGGCATCCTAGCCGCGACGCCTAGGCGATGTCAAGAGGCTACGTCCCGATGAGGTGCATCCAGAACTCCGGGGAGGTAAGTCGCCGGTGGTTCGCGCGGTTCTAGGCCCCGCCGGATACCTTCGTCTGCCGGATGAAGCCCGGCATGTAGGCACCGTTGCCGCCCGCACCAGCTCCCACCGTCGCGGTGCCACCGCCCGTCAGCGCCCGGATCGAGTAGGTATGCGCCGCCGCCGATGGGGTGAGCCGCCGCGACATTCGCTGCGCCGGGAAGCCGGTACCCGTCGCAGATGGTGACGAGAACTCGATCAACCCGATCGACGACCCCCCGTCGTACAGGACGAACTGGAGCGAGTTCGTGCCGGACGGCTGGGTATAGGTGCATTGGAAGTCGATCATGATGATCGTCGAACCGTCATAGGTGACGGCGTTGCCCGTGACGACCGTATTGGCCGTGGCCTCCGTCGTGGCCGTGATGCTGACTCCGCTCGTGAACTCCACGTAATCGAACTCGTAGCCGGGCGGGTACTTGTAGGCGACTGAAGTCGTGACCCCAGCACCCGTGAGCACCTTGCCTGCGAGCGGGGCGGCGAGGGCTGCTGGAGCGCCCGCGGTCGTGCCCTGGATGATGTCGCCGACCGCGCTCATCGGGTTCGTCAGCGCCGAACCCGCGAGGTCGACCGGATAGATGATCCCGTCAGGCGTCGACCCGGATGAGAGGAACCGGATGAATGTCCCCGCTGCTCGAGACGCGCCTACGTCCGCAGCCTGCTTCGCCACCGTATGCGTCGCGCCGAAGTCCAGTCGCGTCACGGAGCCCGAGGTGTTGACGAGCGAGGTGTAGCCGAGGGTGCGGATACGCCCGATGCCGTTCGAGGCGATCGTCTCCTGTGCCACCCCCGCGGCGAGGAGCGAGGCAGCCGAGGTCGTTGTGGTGAACGAATCGTTTGTCGTGCTGTCGTAGATGACGACATCGCCCAGCGCGACTGACCCACCCGACTTGTTGGTCATCGGGACATCGACCGCGCGGCCGTAGGTGTTTTGGGCCATCGGTGTCTCCTAGAGGGCTACGTAGATGTCGGCCGTTGTCACGCCCGCGGCAGTGAGGTAGCAGTTTGTGCCGTCAGCGGCTTGACTCTCGTACACGAACGACACGCCGCGCGGGACGATGATGACAACGGTTGGCGTACCGGCCAAACCATGCGCAATCGAGGTCTGGGTGATCTGCACAGCCTGCGCGGTGAGCTTCGTCAACCCCGCTCCGGCGTGGGTATGGGGCACCTGCGCGATGGGCGCGGTGTTCGTCCCGGTCAACACCTGCGCGAGGGAGGCGAGGCGTTCGTTTGCCGTTGGCATCAGGCGACCGCCGCGGTGAGGTCCACGGTGATATTGCCAGTTCCCGAAGCGGGCGCGGTGTCGAAGGTCAGCACGGTCAGCATCGTCCCCGAAAGGGTAGCGCCGACCCTGACCCCAGCGACATAGGCCGCGTAGGAGTAGGCATCGAACGGCGCGGCTGGGAGTTCGAATACCGTGGTCGCGCCGTTCCCGTTAAAGGCGAGGTTGTCGATGTGCTCGTGGTCCGTCGTCCCGACGCCCGATGGCAGGTCCGCGGCGACCAGTGCTCGGAAGGTTGGCTGCGCGGCGCTCCCAGACGTTGGTCCCGCCCACACGGTGTTCGCCGTTTCGTTGGCCTTGGTGATGGCGAGGGTCCCGGTCGTGGTGATCGGCGAGCCCGAGATGCTGAACTCCGCTGGCACCGACGCCGCGACCGACGTAACCGTGCCGGACCCGAGCCCCGTGGTCGGATGCACATGATCGCCACGAGCGAAATACTTGGACGTTCCCACTGACGCCGAGCCGCTCAGCGCGACCGGGGTCACGTCTGTCCCATCGAGGATGCGCGCCGATGTCGGGAGCGTGACCGTGCCGTCCATCTTGGCGTCGATGAGGACGACGTTCGTGGCGCCCGCCGCGTCAATGGAGGTGCTGCCACCACCGGGCGTCTTGACGTGGCCGCCGATGATCGTGAGCCGATCCGCCGCGTCCACCCGGATGTGCGTCATGCCCGCATTGCCGGGTTCGATCCAGATGTCTTCGATCGTCACCGACTGGACGGCACTCGTGTCGCCGATCCAGATGTCGGGCGCCGTTCCGGCAACGACATCCATCGTCAGGTTGGACAGGCGGACCGAGTTCGTCTGCTGGCCTGACCCCGGCCCCGTGCCGTTGATGTAGAGGCCGGCGGTGGTGTAGCTCTCGATCGCCACATCTTCGAGCGACATGGCGAAGATGCCGCCCGACGCCAGTAACCCATACGGCCCGGTCGAGATCGCTCCGCCTTGCATGTGGAAGTTGTTGATCTTGTCGTCGAGGTAGACGTTCGCCCGGCCGGCGTTGTGGAAGAAGCACTTCTCCAGGAACGTGACGTAACTGCCGCCGCTCTGGCCGTCGATGAACATGTTGTCGTAGAAGTCGCGAATCAGGATCCGGCGTGCCTCGACAGCACCGAGGGCGAGGACGCCCTTGCCGGAGGCCGCGGTGCCCGAGTTGACGAGGACCAGATTGGCAAGGCCGAGCCGCTTTGCCGCCGTCTGCTGGATGAGGGTCGTGTTGTTCGAAAGCTGCCTGAGCCCGGCGAACCCATCGGGCGTGGTGTCCGGGTTCGGGTAGGTGTCAGGACCGAGGAAGGTGATCGCCTTCGACACTGAGAGTGTCCCGCCGAGGGCGGTCATGGACGGCACCCAAATGGCACCGTACTCGTCCTGGTCGTCGATCGCGTCCTGCACCGCCGCTGCGTCATCGGTGCTGTTGTCGCAAATCGCGCCGTAGTCTCGGAGGTCGGGGTAGAGCTGCCTGCCAGCGCCCGGAATGAGTGACCCATCCAGCAGCGTCTCGTCGACGTCGATCTGCGCGACACCGCCACCCAGATCCGTCGTTGCGAGCCCGTGGACCGGGCGGATTTCCGATGTTGGAGAGATGGCGTCAGGCGTACCCGAGACGAGCAGATCACCGCTCGACCCACTGCCACCCAGCGACCCGCTCCCACCGATCCCCTCGATGATCGCGGGTCCGTGGATCTTCCCGCCCGAGTTCCGGTCGGAATGATCGTGCAGCGGGATGCGGTGAAACCGCTCGAGCGTCATGCCTGCGGGGCGTAGCGGAACACCTTGAGGTTGGTGTTCGAGATGTTCAGCGTGCCGCCCGAGGACTGGTAGACCTCGAGGGTGATGATGTCCGCCGCGGCGAGGCCGAGCAGGAAGTCCGCGCCGTCGATGGTGGTGGTGTCACCGGACAGCGAGGGGCCTTTGAACTGCGTCACCGCTGAGCCGTTGACGAGGACCCGCATCGCGCGGAGTCCGGTGGCGTTCGAGGCCCACTCGCCCTGTAGGGCGAACTGGCAGGCGATCGTCGTGAAGGCACCGGGGAACGCCCCGGCCGGCACCACGACGTTGGTCCCAGACGTGTACCAGCCGCCGAAGTCCGCGAGTTCCGTGGAGAAGCTGATCGCCGTCCAGGTGGCGTTGGCGATGGACGTGGAGGCATTGCGCTGCACCGCGCAGCCGGACAGGTTGACGCCGTCGGTAATGGACTTCAGGGCGACGATGTCGTCCCCGAGGATGTTCAGGTCCGAGGCATCGAGCACGTCCCCGCTCGCGAAGGTTGGTGGAGTCGTGTACGCCATCGGGGGACCTCAGTAGCCGAGGACATCCGTGCCCGCCGCCGCGAGCTCGGAGGTATTGAGCGTGAACCAATGTGGGTCTGACTGGACCCGGCACTCCTGGAGCTGGTACGTCACGACATGATGTTGGACGGTGTCGGCGGCGATGTTGCCGTCGAGCCGGAGGCCGACGATCTCGAAGATCCGGGCGTCCATCGAGAGGTGCGTCGAGGTGTCCGCGATGGTGTCGTACAGGTCGAGCTGGAACATCTCGGGAAACCAGTTCTCCACCACCAGCGGGGGCCGGAGTTGCGGGTTGCCGTATCTCCAGGTGACGTGATCCGCGATGCCGCGGGCCTCTGCCAGCACGCCCAAGTATTCGTTGCCGATCTCGCCGCCCGCCCGGATGCCGCGAGCGTTGACGCCCTGACTCGTGAGGTCGTCCGACGTGTACGTCACCTGTTCCTGCCGCCGCGCCAGCCGGCCCTCGATGGATAGGTGCGCGACGGTCCCGGTCCCCGATGCCACGGAGAGTTCGATCTTGCCGCCGGTCGCGAACGGGGTGTAGACCGATACAACCGTCGCCCCGGAATACGAGATGTTGAGGATCGAATCGGACACCACGTCATCGAACGACACGATGACCGTGTACGGACGCGCGACGGTCACCTCGATCGGCAGGGTGTCCGCCTCCCAGACGGTGAACGTGGCGGGCGTGAACAGGATCGGAGTCACGGTCGCCTTCTGCTCGTTGGTGACCGTATCCGCCGAGAGCCGCCAGCCGTCGGAGCCGGTGACGTGGTCCGACCCCGCATCGAGCGCCGCCGTCGCAGTTCCGGTGAGTCCGTACTGCCGGTTGCGGGTGACGTAGTCGTACCAGTTCGTATAGAGGTCGGCGGGCTTGACGAAGTGACGGGTTCCGGTGACCGCGTTGATGGAATCCAGCGTCCCTTGGAGCGAGCCTTCCGCGTGGCTGAGCGGCATCGTCTGGATCTCGTGCGCGAGGTCGTAGCGCGTCTCACCACCGGCGTCGAGCACCGCCTGACGGAGCGCAGCGTGGCTCCGGCCCTCCGCGTAGTCGATGCGAACCGGGAGACGCTGGTACCACGCCAGCGCGTCCTCGCAGACGAGTTCGACCGTGGCCGGCTCCGGGGCACCGGGCGAGGGGATGACGATGATGTCCGCGACCCGCCCGCCGAACAGGCCATTGGCGGTGGATCCCGACACCTTGCCGTCGTCGGTGACCCCGATCCAGATCGGGATGCCGTCGACCAGCTTGCCGTACAGCGGGCCGTCCGGGTTGTACGGGTTGTAGATGTCGTCGGGGTTCTTCAGGGTCAGGGTGCAGCCGCCGGGCGTGCTGCCGCCGATGATCTCCGACCCTGCTCCCCGGAAGATCGACCAGGTCATCGCGTCGTCCGTGACGTTGTCGTAGTCCCCGATGTCGAAGCCGTCGCCATCGAAGTCGAGGAAGACACCAGGTGTGATCGCGGCGGCAGTGGGGTAGAAGCGAACCGCGACGCCGCCCCACGAGTTGGGCGCGTCGCCGGTCCCACCAGTGGCGGTGCCCTGTGGATCGAGCGCCACCCCGGTCGGTGAGGCGTGGCCGATCTTGGCGTATGGGTGGTCGAGCGAGCTGAGCATGTAGGACCCAATGTCGGAGGTCCAGCCTGATGCAAGGGTGATCCCGACCGACCCGTTACTCCCCGTGGACCGGACGAAGCCAATGAACGCCTGGTCGACGTTGGAGTGAGCCGCGAGGGTCCCGAGGTCCATGTTCGTCGCATATGCCTGCGCCGAAAGCAGGACCGCCGTGACCTTCGCCATCGACGTGCCGGACAGTTCCGTCGCGGTGAACCAGATCTGCTTGGATACCGAGCGTCCGAACACCGTGGATGCGACGGTGACCGCCTGCGCCCAGATCGTGCAGCCTTCCGTGCCCGCTACCGCGTTGCCGAGCGAGGTCCATGCCCCCGAGGCCGAGTTCTGCGGCGTTGGGTTAGTCGTATCCCGCCCGACCATCACGAGCACCACGACGTTTCCGACCGTCGTGTTCGCGTCGAACGTGATCATGGAGGTGGAATCGGAACCGACCGTCTTCGACTGGACCCGCGTGACCACTACAGGACCGCCTGGTGGGGGACCACGTTATGCGTCTGGAGGTACTTGGTCAGGTACGGCCCGAGCCGCTGGACGAGGGTGTAGACCTGCGAGCTGGAGAGCTGCCCGTCGACGTGGACGTAGACATCGACCCGGCCGGGCTTGGTCACCGTGGAGGTTCGCGGCGGGATGCCCGTCGGCGCGGGCGTACCGGGGGCTCGGTGCGTGCCGCCGGGGTTCGTGCCGGTGAAGACGATCCCGCCTGACGGGTTGGTGATCTGCTGGAGGATGAGTTCCTTCTTCGCGAGCGCGTCGAGCGAGTCGATATAGTCGCGGGTCTTCTGATCGAGCGTGCCGAACTTGCTGCGCAACTTGTCGATGAACGCCTCAAGCGCCTTGGGTCCGGCGTCCTCCGCCTCCTGGAGCTGGAGGTCGATGAGCGCGGCGCGGGCTGCGGCCAACTGCCCTTCGAGGCCGAGCCGCTTGTCGCCCTTCGTCCCGATGAGCTGCTTCTTGATGTCCGCGATCTGTGAGTGGAGATCGGCCTCCTTGCCGCGGTTGATCTTGCCGCCGAACAGGCTATCGGTAAGCGCCGAGGTGGCAGAGCCGATCGAGCCTCCGAGGTCGCCGAAGTCGCGGGACAGGTCGAGGACCGATCCGGAGAAGGCACCCGCTACCCGCATGGCATCGCGCTCGGCGGCGCTGAAGTCGATCGTCTGCGTCCGGACTCCGATCAACTCGTCGCTCGCGTGGTTCGCAGACGCAGCCTGGTCGTCCATCGCCTGCGCATGCGCCTCAGCCTGCGCGACCCACGCCGGCCCAAGGGTCTTGCCGAGCGTCTGGATGTTCTGTTCCCTGACCTGAGCATCGGTCAGCTTCTCAGTCAGGTGCGTCACGCCATAGATGCCGTCAGCGAGACTCGACAAAGCATCCGCGGCGGTGGGCAGGACCTGGACCTCCAGCTTCGAGAGCCCCTGCCCGAACTTCTCCTGAGCCTCGCTCACCTTGGCGTATGCGACCGCGACCTGTCCCAAGTCCGTCTGCGCGTAGGCGCGGGCCTGACCACCGGCGACCTTCTCGACCGCCGCCAACCGTTCCTCGGTGGTGGCGTAATCCTTCACGTTGATGCCAAGCTGGGCGAGTCCGCGCGAGCGTCCGGCTTCGATGCTCGTCAACGCGGACGCGGCGTCGGTCAGGCTGATCCCCTTGAACCGGGCAAGATCCTCGGCCACAGCGAGGATCTTCAGCGCCTCTCCCGCGTCATGCGTCGCGGCAACGAGCGTCGCGAGGCTGTTCTTGGCGTCCTCGTCGCTGAAGCCGAGATTGATCGCCGCAGTTGACGCGGCGTCGATCGCCTTGGCGTTGTCACGCCATAGCGGAGCGTTCGCGTTCAGCGAAGTCGTGAGTCGAGTCTGTGCCACCTCCGCGTCTTCGTAGGCATGGACGCTGTCCTGGAGAAAGCCCGTCACGTCATGAACGGCTGCACCGACGGCGTTGAAGGCAGCGATACCGGCGCCCGCGCCAAGGCCGGTCAGGAAGCTCTTGGGAGTGGCGGTGGTGAGTGTCTTCTGGAGCTTCGTAAACTTGTCTTTGAGCTGGTCGAGGTCCGACGACGCCTTCGAGGCGCCAGTGATCCCGAACCCGACGCGGACTTGGTTGCCGGACACGTCAGGCCGCCTTCCGCGCGGCGCGCTTTGCTTTCAGCGTGGCGTTCAACTTGTCCCTGAGCGGCGAGGGCGGGATCAGCTCATCGACGGCCGACGACTTCTCGGCGTGCGTCCCCAGCCACTCGATCACGATGTTCATGCCGAGCAGGAACGGCAGTCGCGCTATGCCGGCGAGGGTCGGCGGGATTGCCCCGCGGTGGTCGACGATCGCCCAAGTGGGCTGCGCTTCACCCACGAAGTAGGGGTACAGGTCCGACAGCGCGGCGGCACGAGCCTTGTCCGTCGTCGCCTCGAGGCACGCCGAAGTCAGCCCCACCGCGTGCTGGTAGATCAGGTCCGCCTGGACCCTCTCCACCTCGACGGTGGGGCCATCTTCGATGTTGAGCTCGACCCGCTCAGAGGGCAGCCGATAGGCCATCGGCGCTAGGTCAGGGTCGGGAAGACGCCATCCGAGCTCGACAACGCCGCGGACCAGCCATCGGAACCGTCCGCGCCGATCGCGTCGCCGAACGTCTCGATGATGCACTCGCCGGTGAACGTCCGGCCGGGGTAGGTGACGTTGAGCGTTCGGGCTCCGCGGATGTCCCCGAACACGCCGACGACTACGCCGCCGTCTTCCCAGAAGCCGGTCGCCGCCGCCTTCCAGTCGCCACGCAGCGTGATTCGCTCGGTGCCGTCGACGTCGATGCCCGACACGTCCTGAACGGCCTGGCTGAGGTCGAGGCTGATCGTCCCGACATCGTTGGAGAACGTGACCGGCGTGCCGCCGCTGTCGTCGATCGAGAAGCCGGTTGGCAGCCCTGATTGCTTTGCCACGTAGCGCTCCTATCTTGTGTACGGGACGAAGTTGATGGCCGCCACGAGCGTCGTGAACGAGCCGGTCGGGTAGGCGCGGACGTACCGCTTGACGTTCTCCGTGGTCGAGGTCGCGACACGCTGGGTGGTGGCCGCGGTGATGGCGGTGAACACGGCCGCGGGCACATCGGCCCATGCGACCCGGTCGGAGCTGTCCTGGATCGTGATCGTCGCGGAGCCCGAGCCGATGGAGAACACGTGGAGGTAGGCCGCAGCGCCGTGATCCGACGCGGTGCCCGCGCCACGGTCGATGCCGTTCGGGACGAGGCCTTGGTCGGTCCACGTGATGCCGTCGTCAACCACCGTCGTGCCGTTCGTCGGCCATGTGGGCTCCGAGCCGGCGGAACTACCGGCGTCCGCTGTGACCTTGTAGAAGTGGCCGTTCGGGACGGTCGGCTGGACGAGGTCGTTGAGCGCGTAGTCGTGGGTCGCCTGCCACGCCGCGACGAGCTGGGTAGCGGTGATCGTCTGCTTGTCGGCCGTCAGCATCCGGCCCCATTCGAGTGGCTGCCCACGGCTGCCCAGGGCCTCGCCCGTGACACCCAGCGTGCCGTCCTGTCCAAGCGCCGCTGAGAACGTCGTTTTGACCGCACGGAGGCTCGCGGCGTAGGCCCCGAGCCCGCCCGGACCCTTGACGCACGTGACCTGCGCGGCCGTTGGGAGGTCGGCGAGGACCGGCACGGCCTGCCCGCTGGCCGGGTTCCAGAAGGCGGTGTAGGAGATCGAGCCGTCGCGTCGCAGGCCGATCCGTTCGGTACCGCGGGTCTGGATGGACGAAGTGTTCTGGACTGCCTGCATCGAGTTGAGCCCGCCGATCGCGCCAGTGTCGCCGGAAAGGTCATAGACCCCGACGTAGAACGACGACCCGAGGGCGCTGCTCTTTGCCATGCGTTACTCCAGTCCCTTTGCGAGATCAGCAGAGATCAGCGCCCGCGTCCGGTACGCGGCGTCCTTGGCATGTCGGTAGGGGTGGAATCGGTGCTCGATCGTGGCCGCGGCGGCCTTCGTCCTGCGGGCGTCCTTCGCGGACATGCCCGCGGTCACCGAACCCACCGCGGCCCACGTCGCCCACCGCTTGCCGGTCTTCCCGGAAGTCGTGTAGCCGATGGCGTGGTCGCGGGACCAGCCGGTCCAGAAGGGCATCGCCGCTTCGTTGCTCTCCATGTCGCGGCGGACGATGCCCTCGAGCTCCGCGGCGACCTTGTCGAGCATGTCCCGCAGGTTCTCGTACAGGGTGTTGCCGGGGTTCTTCGTAAAGAACGGACCCTCGAGCGTGACCTTCGCAGTAACCGCAACGCCGTCGGTCATGGAGCCAAGGCATATTCGACGTAGGACAGGTCCAACATCCACCGCAGCCCGACGTAGCGGGCGGTCGAGATCACGACCAGGTCCACTTCGGCGTTGCCGAGCGTCAGGTCCGTCACGTTCCCGCCGAGCTGCGAATCGCCGTCGATCCGCGTGCGGATCTGACCCGCGAGCAGTTGCATCTCGACGTCGATGATCGTGACCTGCTCGGGTGTCAGGTCCGTGAGCGGCCAGGTGGCGGCAATCTCGAACCGCTGCCCGACGATGTCGCTGTTGAGCGACCGGCGACCCGGCATCTTCGGCGGGTCGACCTCGCCGCCCCAGTAGTACCGGATCATCCGGCCGCCGGTCGGCAATCCGCGATCCACGTCCTGGATCGGATCGGGCAACGCCGCGCCGGCGGCGGTGAGGTGCGTCGCAAGCACGACGAGCGCCGCCGGGATGTCAGGGTTTGCCATCAGACCAGCTCGCGGAGCTGAAGTCCGAACAGGCCGCGCCGGATGATCGTGTCCTCGCTCTCGTGCGGCGAGGTGGACGGTACGTTCATTCCGCCATCGGAGCCGTCGGCGCCGGCGTCGCGAGCCTTCCAGCGCCGCTGGTACAGGCGCAGCGTGACCTCGTGGACCCGCGAGTCATAGACGTAGCGGGCGATGGTCGAAGCGTCAGCGTGGACGGCCGCCGTCGTGCCGTTGGCGCCACGGACGACCGTTGCGGCGGTGCCCGTGAGGCCGGTGAGATAGAGCTGCTCCGTCCCGATCAGGAGCGTCATGCCGGGCGAGAGCGCGGGGTACGGGGACGCGGATGTCGTGAACGTGGTCGCCGTGGCGTCGACCGCGAGCCCGGAGGCAACCGTGACACCCGTTGGCACGGTGACGTTAGAGTAGCCCCAGACGCCGACGATGTCAGTGACCCGGAAGCCTGCACCGAACATGCCGGTTCCCGAGCCGTTGAGCAGGACGCGGCGATACGGTGGCCCGCTGTAGCCGTCCGCCTCGTCGAGGGCGTAGTAGTCCGTGTCCGCGGCCAGCACGGTGGTCGTCGCGGAGCCCGTGCTGGGGCGGATCGTGATGCTCGTGATGGTCTGCAGGTCGTCGCCGAGCCGGAGGTAGGTCCGACCTGAGCCGTTATAGCGGTTCGTCCCGATGCGTGGCCCGAACGACCGGCCCATGTCCGCGTCGATGACGCGGCTGACCGCCTCGAGGATGCCGAGCTTCAGGGCAACTGTGCTCGCGGGCTGGGTCGCGAACTTCGCGGCCCCGCCGGAGGTCGTGTAGTCGTCTGCTTCCGCCACTGACGCGTAGACGTGCGCCACGGTGTTAGTCGGCGACCATGAGGCCGGCGGCCTTCAGGGCGAGGAGCAGCGCGTTGTAGGAAGCGGCGAGGTCGACCAGCGCAACGTCGGTGGCAACAGCCGGGACGTTGTCAGCGGGCGTGCCGAGCGCAGGAGCGCCCCAATCGGCGTCCTGGTCGTCGTCCGACTGCTTGGTCAGGACGTCGCCCTGCGAACCGCCAGCCGGCAGCGGCCGCCCGGCCGGGAAGTTCTTGGATGTCACGGGCAGCTCCTATCGAGGGGGGGCAGGGGGAGGAGCTGGGCAACTCCTCCCCCCGGAAACCGCGTGAGCGGGCAGGGCCGCTACGCGGCAGTGACCTTCAGCGAGCCAAGGCGCGTCCCGACCACGAGGTACGCCCAGATGCCGAGCCGGATGCCGGCCGGACCGGTCACGGCGTCGTAGCTGAAGCGCGCGATCGAGGACTCGAAGATCACGTAGTCCTCGGGCCGGCCGGTCACGACCACGTTGGTCGTCGAGGCCCAGCTGAGGTACTCCGTGGCGCCGAGGATGTTGCCCGACGCTCCACCGGCATCAATGGTCGCCTGCGCGTTGACCGGGTTGATGTAGGTGTAGAACGGGCGCCCCGTCGTGTCCGCCTGCGCGAGCGCGACGGTGTACAGGGCCGGCGGCACGAACTGGCCGGTGGCGGGCTTGAACCGCGCCGCCTGGTAGGCAACGACGTTGCCCTGGAGCCCGGCATACGGCGTGGCCGCCGTGATCGCGGTGCCCGAAGCCGATGCACCAGCCTCGACGGCGGTCTTGATGACCGTCTCCGACGCCTGTGCGTATGCCTCGATCATGTCCTGGAGGATCATCGTCTCGGCGGACGGATCGCCGCCGTCCATGACCTGCCGGGACACGACCGTCTCCGCGCCGTACAGGAGCGGGGTGGCCGTGACCGCCGAGGTGGCGAAGTCCGAGGCCGCCGGGTTCGTGCCTTCGGCCGACTGCACCGCGACGGTCGTCGAGGTGGTCACCTTGGCGAAGATCTTGGGCCGCGCGTCCGTGATGGCGAGGCGGTTGTAGAAGCCGCCCATCGGCCGACCCTTGAGGATCCGCGGAGTCAGGAGGCCCGGCAGGTACTCGTTCGGGTAGGCACCCGGAATCTCTGAGCTGAGCACGTCGCCGGCTCGCTCCATCTGCTGGGCGATGTCCGTGAGGTGCCGATCGTGCTGCGACTGCCGCTCCTGCGCGGCGCTGTCGCCGCGGTGGGCGTTCATGAGGTCGCGGAGGAAGCTGTTGCCGCTGTTGCGGCCGTAGACCGCCTCCTGGCGGGTCACGATGATCGGCGCGGTGGACCCGAACAGGGCGGCGGCGCTGTTGCGTTCCATCCAGTCGCGGACCTGGGACGGCATCGGGACGACGGCCTGCGACGCGAGGTCGCGGACGCTCGCCACGGGCTCGGGTGCCGGCACGGACGCCGCGGCGACGGCCGCTGCGACTGCCGGAGGCGCCTGCACCGGCTCGGCCGCCGGAGGCGTGGGCGCTGCTTCGGAAACGATGGGATCAGGCACGGGGGTTTCCTCTCTGGAATCAGAAGACCCGCCTTGCGGCGGGTCTTGGGTGGTCGATGGCTCCGGGCGTACCGGAGGCGGATCTGGGTCCTCCTCCATGTCGCGCAGGGCGACACGGGCGCCGTCGTAGGCGGGCATGTCGCTGCCGGCGATGGCATGGAGCTTGATGTCGCGGTGGACTACCGTCCCGTCGCGCTTGCGAGTGGGCGGAACCGAACCCGGTCCGAACTCGACCGACACGCCGTTGATCCCAGCGGCGACCTCGGACAGGTACTCGTCCCCAGCCGGGGACGGCATGATCTGGGCTCGGAAGCGCACGCCGACCGGCGTGTCCTCGAGCACCTGAACGGTGCCGACTGGCCGCTCACCGTGGCGTGGCCGGAAGGGCATCCGAGCCCCGTCCTGCCGCCCCATCCAGTGTTCGACCGATGATCGGGCTGATTCGGGGTAGTGGACCTCGCGACCGACCGTTCCGTGACCATCCAGATCGGTCGGCCCGGACATCACGCCATACGGAAGGGCGATGCCCTCGATGGCGCGAGGGTCGTCCGCGGCCTGTCGGACTGTCGTCAGGGCCTCGGTGCGTCGCCAGGCCATCGCCTAGCCCCGGTCGATCTTCGGGCTGACCTTGATGCCCGAATCGGCCTTGGCAGCAGCCGGGGCCTTCACCGTCTCCGTGGTCAGCGGGACGGCCTGTGCGCGGGCCACCGGGGCGGCCTCGGTCACCTTGGCACCCTTGGAGTTGCCGGGCTCCCAGCCGTCGTCGACAGTGCCGCCGAGCCGCGGCAGCTCCTCGCGGTTGGCTCGGTCGACCTCGGCACGGACGTAGTCGTGCTTGGCGTCTTCCTTGGACTGGTTCTTCGAAAGGTTCTCATCGGGGATCGGGGTGCCGAGCAGCTCGCCCGGTCGGTCGGTCCGAGTCGTGCCGTCGGTGCCCTGCTGGTCCCGGCTGCCGACGATGGTGCCGGGCTCCATCGGGACGACGTCCAGCCCTGCCGGAACGTCCGTCTCGCTTGCCACGCTCTTGGTCACTTGGTTCTCCTTCGCTTGACGGCGGTTGCCGTCTTCCTGCGCCGCCGGCGGACCGGGGCTTTGGTGATGACTGCGGTCGGCGTAGCCGGCTCGGTGACGAGGGCGCCCAAACGACGGCGCGGAGAGGTGTCGGGCGGGGCCGGCTCGACCATTCGGTTTGCCACCCACTCGTCGGCCAACGCCTGCGGGATGGCGGCACCAGTTGCCGGGATTCCGTCGAGGATCAGGCCGGGTCGCGGCCTTACGAGCACGGTTTCACCCATTCGATCCTCCGCTCTGGGGTGTTCCGGCGACGCCAACGGGCACAGGGCCCGCTACGTCGGGGATGAGGGCGTCTTCGGGGTCCTCGGTTGGCGGCAGGCCCTCGATATCGCGGACCTCGTCCTTGGACATCCACGGCTTGCCGCCGAGCGCGAGCTGCCACGCCTGCGCCCGGTTGAGCTGCACGCCGCGGGTCAGCGGCGCCGCGTCCATGACCATCCGCCGGCCACCGGGCAGTTCGTCGGAGATGGCGTCCTGGATGGCGTCGATGTAGTTCTGGAGCGTGTACCGGACGAGGTCCTGGTTGGATGCCTCGGACGTGTGGTAGGTCTGGCTATCGCCGGTCGGAGCGTTGAGGATGCGGGTCGGGACGCCGAAGTAGCGGCCGATGTCCGCCACGAGCTCGCGGCGCGCCTCGACGGCGCTCTCCGAGGTCGGGTCGGCTCCGAACGAGCGCGCCTTCAGGCCACCGGACAGGACAGGCGCGTAGTCCGGGCCTCGCGCTCGCTTCTCGGCCCACAGTTCCGAGGTCTCGTCGATCTGCGGCTTGGTCAGCCGCTGCTCGGTCTCGAGGACCGTGGTCGGTGAACCGCCCGCCTGCCAGTAGCGAGAGGCGTACCGCTCAGCGGCGATCGCTGCGGCGAAGGTGGCGCGGGCGAGGTTGATGATGCCGCCCGCGGTGTCCGAGATCGTCGGCTGCGGCGAGCGGTGCATGATGACGAGCTGCTCCCGCTTGACCATCTGCTGGGCCACGAAGAAGTCATCAGGCGGGAGCAGGTACAGCGTCGAGAACAGGTTGGTCGTCCCCGGCGCGACGATGCCCGGATCCATGTACCAGAGCCCGATCGGCACGCCTTCGCTGTCCTCGCCACCGACCTTCAGCGCGTAGGCCACGTCGTACAGCGCGAGGGTCGACACGACGAGCGATGTCCACTCGCGCCGCGTCCGCTGCGCCTGCGGTCGCGCCACGATCCGCGAGGTCGGGAGGATCAGGTTGCCGCGGGTCTCGCGCCATTCGAGTTGCGAGACGCCGTTGGCGAGGATGTCCAAACAGCGCCACACCGCCGAGAGGCCGATGGCCGTGGTCGGGGTCACGCCACCGGCAAGCAGTCCGCCGTCGGACGGGAAGCCGATCATGTTGACAGGGCTGGGCAGCGCATCGCGCTTGCCGAAGATCAGGTCCATCAAACCCATGTGGAACGAGACCTCCAGCGTCAGCCGATCAGTGGCCCACCCGCTAGGTAGGCGATGGCGTGGGCGGCGAGGGTCATCGACATGACCGCGTCGATCGGCCCGGTGGATGCTTGTCGTGAGAAGCGGAACGCGCCGTCCTGCCCGACCGGGCGCTTGGCGACGAAGGCGATCTGCGCGTCGATGAGTGGATCGTCGACCGCGAGGTTCCCGGCCAGGATCATCTCGGTCACGTCCATGCACGCGGCGACCATCGCCGCAGGCTTGAGCGGGTCCCACGGGAAGCCTGTTTCCTCGTGGTGGCGAAGGAACCGCGGCGCACCACCCGAGACCTGGTCGTAGGCGATCACCACCACGTCGTCGATGTCGGGGAACGCCTCGATGGCGGCCACGATCCGATCGCCGGTGACCGGCTCACCTTCGGTCCGCCGCATGTCGCGGTAGACCTCGACGCCGACCTTGCCGTCCTCGCGGTTGCCGGCGACGGTGATCGTCGCGCGCTCCCAACCCGGTTGGACATCGACGCCCAGGGCATACGGCCCGGTCAGGCCGGCGAGTGGGTTATGGATCCGGTTCGTCGCCCACGCACCGGTCGGGAACGCACCATCCGCGACGATGTCGATGAAGTGGTTGAGCCGCTCCCGGAACCACGATTCGCGGGGCAGGATCGAGTGGTCGAGGATGATCGCGTCCCGCGTCAGACGGCCATCGCCGAGGCCGGGATTGGCCTTGCGGATCTGGACCCAATCAGCAGGGGTCAGCGGGCGGCGCTCGCCGTTCGCGTCGTAGCCGACCTCGAGGTGGTCTGATTCCCACCACGCCCCGTAGAACTTCGGATCCGGCTTCTCGTCGCCCGACGCCATCCGGCGGAGCCGGTCGTAGAAGGCCCGGAGCACCACCGAATCGGCGTGGCCGGCGGTCGAGGTCAGCAGCATGATCGGCGACCGCTGCGCGGACTGCGTCGGGCCAAGCGCCTCCCACATATCCCAATCGCGCTGAGTGAGCATCTCGTCCCAGGCGATGGCGCCAGCGGTCGAGCCGCGAGCCGAGCCCGGCTGTCCGGTGACCGTGTCGAACTCGATCGGCCCAGCCGTGATGCCGGCCCACTGGGTCGTCTTTATGCGGGCAAGCAGCTCGGTCGAGCCTTCGATGTCAGCCCGCACCCGGTTGTACATCTTGCGGGCCTGCTTCGCGTCGTGCGCCGCGGCGAGCATCTCCGTCCAGCCCGCGAACGGCGCCAGGTTGCGGCCCTCGTCGAGCAGCCATCCGAACAGGCCCTGGACCTTGATCGTCTTCCCGTTCTGCCGGCCGGTCGAGATGAGCATGATCCGGGCCAGCAGGTCGCCGGCCTTGTCATGGCGGAGCATCCGGCGGGTCGAGTACGACTGCCACGGCCCGTACTCGCGTCCGAGCTTGCGCTGCGACCAGTCGATGACCCGGTCGCCGTAGGTCCCGGTTACGCCGGGCGGATCGGGGGTTTCCCACCGCGGTTTCGGGGCCGTCCGCGTCATCCGGGGGGATTCACTTTATTTCGGAGTATCACTGGGTACAGCGCCCGTCGTCGCCAGAAAACATGGCGGGGGGTGCTCGCCGTCGCGATCGGCTCGGCTACTGCCATCGTGATGGCCTCGCTGGCGGTAGCGTCAGCGGTACGCCGCTCCGGTTGCCCCGACGGCTGTTGCAGATGCGGTGCGCGGCACGGAGATTCTCGTCGTCGTGGCTGCCGCCCTTGGACCGGGGCACGACGTGGTCTGCGGTGTCAGCGCCGGGCAGCAGGCAGATCCAGCAGATACCACCGTCTCGCTCGATGACCCGGCGGGATGTCCGCTCCCAATCGCGTGGCCGATCCCGGAACGCCACGGCTATCGCTTAGGGTCGGGAGCGGAGCCGATGGGCTCGACGCTGGGGTATGCGGTTCGCTGCATCCTACCGTACCGGTGCAAGGTCCTCCGCGTGGTCGTCGATCTCGATGGTGACGGTGCGGCGTCCGGTCAACTCGCGGATCACCGCGCCCTCCGGCGTCATGCCCACCTCGCGATGCTCCGCCGAGATGTCGATGCGCCTGACCGTCTCCGGTTCGATCGGGCCGATGATGTCGGCCCACTCTCGCCGCGTCATGCCGCACCCTCCGCGCTCTGCTGCGCCGCCGACTTGTCCACCCACGACCGCTGCGGTACGGGCGCCGCCTGGTACTCGCGGTACAGGATCTCCAACGCGCCCTGCATGACCCACGCTTCCGCCCATCGTGGCGTGCCGTGCAGCTCTGCGATGTCGGATGGTCGGAGCATCGCGTTGGGGACGAGGTCATGGAGGAAGCGCCGCATCGCAAGGTTGTTGATCCGCGACATCGCGGCGCGTAGCGGTGTTCGGTAGAAGCCGTCCTCGTCCACCTTGCGAGCGGTGCGTTCCCACTGGTCGCGCCCATCACCTTGACGGAGCAAGCCGAGATAGCCAGCGGCGGCGGCTTTCAGCGTTGGCACGCCACCGGCATCGGTCGAACCGAGCGAATGCCCGAGCGTCGGGGTTTCGAGCGCCCACTGGTGGTGTGCCCACTGGAGCAGGAAGCGCAACCGGTTGTCGCTCACCAACGCACCTCGATCACGATCCCATCACGCACGATCAGCTGCCAACCCGAGACGAACACAAGCGGCGGGCTCGCGGCGATCACGATGGGGATGTCTCGACCGTTGGTGGAGGTCATTCGCCCGCAGCCTGAACGCGGAAGCAGCCCTCGCAGGACTTCCCGGAAGGAAGGCCCGGTGCCTGCTTCGCGTCTGCGGGTGCCCACTTGCCACAGAGCGTGTGGATCAGCCCGCTACGGGAGACGAGCCCGGAGGTCAGGTGCCAGGAACGGATCTGGACGAACTTCTCAGGCATGACGGGTCTCCACGATCCAGACGTTCCGCGCGAGTCCGAGGTAGCCAGCTAGGACCAGACCCATTAGTCCGCCGAACACCATACCGTGCCCGGTCAGCAGCAGCGCGAGCGACCCTCCGGCTCCGCCCATGAACACGAGGAATAGCAGCGCACCGAGGCCGGTCACGGCTTGGGCGGAACGACGGGCTGGACTTCGGTGGTCGGGACCGGCGTGGTGATCTCGACCTTCTGGGTGGTGCCCGGCGTCGGTAGGAAGCGCGAGAGCGTCGTCAGGCCGATGGACGCGGCGCCGAGGATCAGGAGCGTCGTCGGCGAGAAGGTGTTGGCGGGTTGGGTCAGCAGGTAGTTCAGGATCGCCGAAGCGACCACGACGATGACCGTGACGGCGTTGGCGTTCATGCGTTCTCCTCTATCGGGTCGTCGATGGTTGACGTGTCGTCGGGCTCCGCGAGATAGTCGGGATTTGCCAGCACGTCGGCGGCGGCCTGCTTCTCCTCCGGGGTCGGCGTCTCGTCGGGCGGGTTGGTCCAGGTGGTTGGATCGTCGGTCATCGTTGTCCTCCGCGAAGGGCAACCTGAACGGTCCGCGTGGTCGCGTTGTTCGTGATGACGTAGCCGTTGATGCTGGCCCCGCACTCCGGGCAGACATAGAAATGCGGCTCATCGGGATGGATCAACACCCACGTTGGGGCCGGATGCGAACATCGAGCGTGATTGCCGTCCTCGCGCCAGTAGCGGTTCGTCCAGCCGCGGAACCGAAGCCAATCCAGCAGGCGGAATATGCTCATCGAAGCGCGCTCCCAGGCACGTAGACATCGCCCGGCAGCCGGTGCCAGCCGAAGGAAGTCCCGCCGGTCAGGTTCGGCCAGCCGCCGCCGTTGAACGTCGAGGTGACCGTGTACCGCTTGCCCTTGACGAGCTTGCCCTTCTCCGACGCGCTGCGGAACGGCTTGTCGTAGTACGGCGTCGAGGCGACCGCGGTCCGAGTCACGCCTTCGGTGTCCGGCCACACGATGAGGTTCATCCCGCGATTGCCGGAGCGGAGCATCGCGGCCTTGACGAGGAGCACCCACGGCCACGCCTCGAACGGTGAGGTGGTACGACCGGGGTCCTTCACCACGACGGTCGGGCCGGTCTGCGGGCGGCTCGCGAACACGGAGTGCCCACCGAGGAAGCCGTTGGTCGCGTACTTCGTCCCCTCAGTGGCGTGCGTGTCGATGCTCACCGTCAGGGAATGGCCGGCGACGAGCAGCGCCCATGCATCGGTTGGCGGGACGAAGAACCGCGCCTCACCCTGCACGCCCGTCACGGCCTTGGTTGCCACGACGGCGTCCTGGTAGGACATCCCACCGGGCGTCGGGTGGGCGGCGCGGATCGTCTGGTGCGTGACGACCTTCGCCCCGACCGTGGCCTGCGCGGCGCCCATCGCGCAGCACGTCGGAACGCAGTCATCGGGGGAGCGCGAGGTCAGCGGGACGAACTGCGCTTGCGCCACCGGCTGGTAGGTCATCCGACGTACCGCCGCAGCCGTTCGCCCGTGTCGTCTTTCGGCATGGCGTGGAGCGTCCCGGCGAGCTTCAGCAGCGCGGCGGCAGGGCCATCGTTGTCGAACTCCGTGGCAATGTGCTCGCCGTGGAGGTAGACCGTCGCCCAGCCGGTGGCGGTCATCCCGGTTCGTCCGACCCGGATCAGCGCCTCGGATGGCGCGATCGCCTCCACCTCGCGCCACGCGGCACAGATGCAGTCCCGCCCACCGGCGCAGTGGTCGTTCACGCGCTGATCCTCACGAAGTCGACCAACATCTCGTTGGTGGCCGGGGTCGTCGCGTCCGGCTCTCCGATCGCCGACCACGACGCGTTGCCGACACCGAGGTTGAGGATCAGCGGCATCGTGGAGCCCTTCGCCAGAGGCGGGGCAAGTGCCCCTCGCTTGACCCCGTCGATCGAGAACTGGATGCCGGTCGCGCGGTACTCGACGCCGTAGACGTGGAAGTCGTCGCTGAGCGACATCGGCGTGTTGACTGCCGGGTCACGCGGGCTGTTGTCGAAGCGGTGGACGCCCTGCATCGCCAAGGCACCCGCATTGCCGCCTTCAAGGGCGTCGAGTTCCTCGCCGGTCGTGCTGTTGTAGCCCCAGAAAGCGGGCCACAGGCCCTTGCCGGCCGGGCACTTGATCCGGGCCTCCCAGATGCCGAACCCGGCGAGGTACTTCGTCTCAGTGTCGATGCAGCCGCGATGCCAGACGCCGTTGACGAGGTTGGCTGCGAGGTGGAGGTAGCCGCCCGAGACTGAGACAGCGTCGGCGAAGTTCGCGCCCTGGTCGCCGCAGCACGCGCGCCCGCCGCCGTCGACGCCGTGGTTCGACACCCGCCACTTCGTCGTATCGAGACTCGTGCCGGTGAAGTCGTCAGAGAACAGGTAGGTCGTGGGTGGCGAAACCGGCGCCTCGAGCTTCTTCAGCCGCGCATCGAGCGAAGCCTCCGCAGCCTTCGCCCGTGTGATCTCAGCCGCGAGGTCGGCGTCGATGGTGCCGGCAGCCTTCGGGGTGCTGGAGTAGCGGGAGCCGTGGGCGTGGGAACTGGTCACGCTACCGGCCTTCGAACGGCCCGGACCCGCCAACCCGCTGGTGATTCGTCCTGCCAAAGTAGAACCCGATCACCAGGTTCGCCACCGAGGCCAGGAAGACGTAGGCGCTGTTCCCGCCCGGTTGGATCGCGAGGTACGCCGAGACGAACAGCGATGTCAGGACCACCGAGAGGGCGATGACCTGTTGCGTCCGTTCCCAGATGCCGGAGATACGCCGCTGGTCCTCGGTTCGCAGCATCTCCGCGTCCACGCCCGCCTTCGCGGCGACCGTGCGAGCGGTTGTCTGCTGCGCGGTATCGGCCATAGCGACCGGGATCGGTTCGTGGTTCGTGACTTCGACCGGCGCTGGCTCGCTCGTCATTCACTGGCCCAGCCCCACGTCGACATGGATGTTGCCGAGCAGGAAGGCGACGATGCCTCCGGCTGCGGCGATGGCCTTCCAGTTGCGGCCGGCCAGGTCGGCGGCGAAACGGATCACGCCCAACGCCCCATCACGACGTGCGGCATCGAGCTCGGCGCGCTGGATGAACGTCTCGTAGCGGTTGTGGGCGAGCTGGCGGCTCTCACCTTCCGCGGCGTGGATGCCGGCGTGCGTCGCGGACGAGAGCTCGAAGTCGCCGCGCAACTCGAGCAGGTCATCGCGGACCCGACCTTCGGACAATCGGATCTCGTCGCGGAGCTCCTTGCGAACGTCGTTGAGGATCTCGACGAGAGCGAAATCGCCGCTCCTCCTGTCGTCGGCCACCTCGAACGTCACCGGACATGCTCAACGACCCAGCTTGCGTCCGCGAGGTTGTGGTCCACGGGAAGTTACGGTAGCACGCGAACCGTGACCCGCAATAGCCCTCTCGATAACGGGGCGAGCTGTGCGAAGCTCCTGGAGTCCAGGTCGATCAGTCGATCGGCGCGCATGAAGTCCGACAGCCAGACGATGACGCAACGGCTCCCCGCGCAGACCCGCACCGTCGTCCAGCGCCACTTCGGTCCCAGGAACGCCCGGAGCGCCGGTCCCGCTGCGGCCTGTGCCGGACGCCACGAGTACCACGAAGCTATCCCGGACAGGGATGCGGCGGGAGCTTCAGAACGACCCGGTGCCGTTGCTCCGGTCGACCCCGGCGTGGCCGGACTCCCGCCGCTTGGGATTGCGATGCTCGGCGCCTCGGTCGTCGCAGGGGTCCGACTCGCCACCGGGGAGTATGCGGTCGGGATGTCCGACGATCGTGGCAGGGCCAGAAGCACGAACAGCACGAGGGCTAACAGGGGTGCGGCGCGGCGGATCACGTCAGGACCGGGAAGTCCACGAACTCCGACGGCGTCGCGATGCTCCGTCCATCGGGTAGGACGGCGCGACCGTCGACGACCGGCGTGGTGAGCGTCGTAAATGTCGGGCCATCACCTAGGAGTAGGTCAGCCGTGATGCGATCGGGGCGAACGTAGCGACCGAGGCGCTTCGTGGAGAACACGCGAACGCCCACGGCGTATCCCGTGACTCGTACCACTCAACGGCCGGTGTCGTCAGCCGGTACAGCCCGCCACGCGGACCAACCGCCGTCACCAGCTCCGCGATCCGCCGCTTGCACGCTTCGATGTACTGCTCGGCGATCGGAGACAGCACGAGGAACTGCCTGCTCACCTCACGCCATGCCCACCACGCTACCAGGGCGAAGATGAAGCCCGCTGGGAGGAGGACCCAGCCGATGATGTTACGGGTCACGGGAGGCGGTCCGCGAAGTCGCGCATTGCCTGAGCAGTCCGGTACGTGATGCGCCCGAACCGCGCCATGCTCAGGCCAGCGTTTCGGAACCCGTGAGTAACACGCTGACAGGCGATGTCGGCGCGGGCCATCGCCCAGTGGAACGAGTCATGCGGCCAGACGAACCCCATGTCCCTATCAATCGGCTCGGCGTACCGTCGAAGGTACCGATCCGTCACAGCGTCGATGTCGAGCTCGTTCACGGCTCGGAGGCTTCGGTATGTGGTGGGGTGGCGGGGAGGACGAAGCACGCGATGTGACGTCCGGTTCCAGGCCCCACGGATCCATCCTCGGTTGCGAGCCAGCGCACGTCTCCGAGGTTACGGACGGATGCCCCGAGTTCCGCGAGGAGCATGAGCACCCACTTGTCGATCGGGTAGACGAGCACCACCGTCTTGCCTTTCCGGTGCTCGATGATCGCCTTCCGTACCCAAGCGGTCGCGCCCTTCATCTTGCCGTCGTGGAGGATCGCCCCGAACGGCGGGTTGACGTAGCTCGACTGGCCCCACTCGCACGTCAGACCGTCGAAGCCCTCCGGCAACGGGAACGGGCAGGGATCGAAGTCGAAGTGGAACTCGGCATCGAGGCGGGCGTACAGGTCGGGCGGCGTGAGCCAGTAGTGCTTGCCATCCGCGCCGTTCCCCTCGTGGAACTTGTTGGCCGGTGCGATCTCCGGGAACAACAGGCTCACGTCGTCTCTCCCGGTTCGGTATGTGGTGGTGGAGTAGTGGCAAGCGCAGCACGGAACGCGGCGCAGTCGCGGTCGGGGCATTGCTCGATCCGGCCGTTATGGACGTATCCCGCCGTGCCGTTGAGGAGCAGCGGGGCCGCGCCGTGCCAGAACGTCGCCGCTTTCCGAAGGGCTTCCGTGAGCGCCGCCACCCTTGCCTCGGAGGCGGAGAGAAGTTCAGCCTCGATCGCGGCGACGCCCGCCGCTACCCGACGCTCGATGTTCTTCCGCCCTGTGTGCCAGTCACACCAACAGCGAGCGTCACCCAACAGCGCACGACCAGCCTCCGTCGCGGCGGAACCGGGCATCGGGTCGCATGGCCGCAATCCGCGAAGCGGCGGCGGTTTCAGCGTCGGCTCAGGGTTGGTCCGGTCAGCCACGATGAGCCTCCGCGTCGAGGGCGAGCGTTTCGGCGCGCCGCATTGCTGCTTCGACCGGGGCCGTTGCAACCGGCAACACGCCAGCCCGGTCCAACATCGTCACGGCCAACCGCAGCGCCGCGCCCGCCTCGCGCAGCCCATCCCGGTACTCTTGGACTGCGGCACGAGCGGCTTCGGCTTCGATCGTCGAGACGGCTTTCGGCAGGTCGCATGAGCACGGTGCGTCCGGCGACCCGATCGCCTTCCAGCGCGGGCACTCCGGGTCATGGAAGTCCCGGTTGTCGAGCAGCCGCTT